ATTGCATAGACATATGTTGTTGGTCCTAGACCACTACCAGCTGTTACTGTTGCTGAAGTTGTAATTCTAGCCATTTTCTTATCTCCTTAAATGATGTATCTCTACACCTCTATTGTAAGTATTTATGTATCTTAGACGAATTCTAAGCCGCTAGTAGTAACTGCTGTACCACTGACGTCTACACTGTTTGCACCAACTGTGCCGCCTAGTGCGCGGATAGCTGTTTGTAGTGTTGATGTTGTCCATGCACCAGCTGGGTAAACTGCTACACTGATTTGACCAGTTGCATCACCTTCTACCTGATACATTTCTACATTGCCTTTTGTTTCAATTGCTTGCATGATTGCTACAACTGACTCTGCTGCGTCTAGTTCGTTACGGATATCAACAACTTCTGCTGAACCGTTAGTTACAATAATTTTGAAAAAGTCCATGTCTGGACCGTTTAGAATCACTAGTTCGTCTGCAGAAATTACGCCTGCTGGTGAACCATGTGCTTTTGCGTTACCGTTTACACGAGTTACGTCTGCCATTTTCTTATCTCCTATTTGTGCAAGTCTATTCTTGCTTGCATATATTTATAAGAAAATAGATATTTTTTAGTCTATAAGTTTGCCTAATGCTACACCAGCAGCAAATCCACCTGCTGCTTTTGCCCATAATGGAAGTTTTTTTTCTGCAGGAACAAGTTTTTTATCAGCAACAGTACCCATATACTGTTTACTAATATCACTACGAAACTTGCCATCCTGACGCTGACTGTTCACCATTCTAGCACTTAGTCCAGTACGTTCACCGGCACTAGTGCGTCCATAGTCTGCACTTGCACGTCTTGCTTGCTTTAAGAAACTACTACTAATACCTAAATTTCGTTGTTGCTTCATTAAGAATGTTCTGTCCATTGCTTGATTTGTTCTTCCTGCTGCAATGTCACGCAAGTAGCGTTTAAAACCTAGCTCGTCAAAACTAACTGTGCCACCGCTGGTAACACCTTTGTATTTGCCTGGGTTAGCAATAATACTTGCAAGGTTGTGCAAGTCAGTACCGCCCGGCTTTACACTTGAAAAGTTCATAAACTTTAGTGTATCCTTAGCATACTTTTTTGCAAATGCTGGATTTTCAAAACGCATTTGCTGTAACATAATCAGTTGTTCAAAGAAACTTTCGCCTATATCTGTCATATCTCTGCCAATTGTATCAGCAGGGCTGCGAATGTAACGTGCTTCAGTAATTTCTTCTCTTATAAATTCAAATGCCATTTTATTGATCTTTCGTAAGTTTCTTATATAACGCATCCCAGTCTGTGGTAGCAGCTTTAAATTTGTATACGTCTTTAGGCGGTTTTCTGCCAGTGTAGATAATATCATCTCCTGCCTTATAAGGTTCTGTTTGCATAGGTGGTACTACAACTGGTGGTGGAGTCACTGGACGCACCGGTGGTCGTTGAGGACGAACAGGCGGAGTCTGAGGCTTCTGCTGAGGCTGAGGTTTAGGCTGGGGCTTTACACTTGGCTCAGGCTTTGTATTTGGCTTTGTATTTGGCTCAGGCTTTGTATTTGGCTTTGTATTTGGCTCAGGCTTTGTATTTGGCTTTGTATTTGGCTCAGGCTTTGTATTTGGCTTTGTATTTGGCTCAGGCTTTTTACTTGGTCTAGTATTAGGACCAGGCTTGCTCCAGTCTGGACTAACAGGCGCATCTGGATCTGTTTTGTCAGGCTTGCCGGGCTTTTCAGGCTTTGGAGAATCTTTCCAAGGAAGCCAATCGGGCCACCAACTTGGTCTACCGTCTGGATTTGGCTTTTCCTTAGGTTTCTCAGGCTTTGGCTTTTCCTTAGGTTTCTCAGGCTTTGGCTTTTCCTTAGGAGGCTCTGGCTTTTCAATCGGCTCTGGATCATTAGCTGGCTTTTCATTTGGATCAAAAGGTTTGTCTTTGCCAGGTTGAGGATCTGATGGAGTAATAACTGGTTTAGGTTTTGGCGTAAATGGTACTACGTTTGGTTCATTGGGTTTTCCTGGATCATTGACTGGGTTATCGTCAGGTTCAACTTGAGGCTCAGGTTTAGGTTGTGGTACTGCAAGAGTAAGTTTCCCATCGTCAGTTGTTACAAATTGATTTATTGTGCCATCTGCGCCAGGCACGTTGACTTTCGAACCTGGTGGAAGATTTCTACCATTGTTCGCGAAATCAAATTCATCATCAAAACTGTAACTATTGCCAGATGAATAATTAGGTTCTGCAACGTCAGTTCTTCCGTCTGCCTTAGGCTCTGGTTTTGCATCTCCTGTGAAATCATACCAATTTTGTGTTCCGTTTTTCTTATCTAGTTCCCATAGCTCTTTACTGGCTTCTACCCAAGCATCCTCACCTTGGTTAAGCGCAGTACTACCAGACATTATATTAGCACCTGGCAAACGTGCAAGTGGATTTATGCTTTTAAAGAACTTACCTAACTGGTTAAATACTCTCTTTAAGACGTTTCCTTTAGGTATAGGAGTGTTTTGATTAAGTGCAATTTGTTTAACAATCTGAGACTTTGTATTTTCACTTAATCCTGGATTATCTCTTAATACTTGTTGCAGTCTTGCATTCTTGCCTGTTGTAATCTTAATGCCTTTGACTGTATGGATTTTTCCGGTACTATCTGGAATCTCAAGATTTCTAGCCGCTTCTTCGAACAGTCTAAACTCTCTAAATCTCATTACTTGCTCCAGTTCTTAACAGCATTGAAGTTGTTTTTACTAAACTCCATGCGGTCAACTAGTTTAACTGCACCACTGTCTGTACCAATTGCAACAAAGCCTTCTGGGTTTGTTACAGTATAACCTGTATCTGTGCGGATAAGTGTCTTAATACTATCCACTTTATTCAATTTATTTATAAGCATATTTTTCATTGCAATGATGTCTTTGTACACTGCTAGTGCGCCAGCAATGCCTGTCATGTTGTCAGTGATAAATTTGTTCTGTGCAGCAATCTTATCTGTACGATTCTTTACTGCAGGTGCCGCAGGATCTTGATTCTTTAGTTTTGCAATTTCTTTTTGTATGTAATCATTGTACCATTGTGTAAAGTCTGTAGCAAAACTTTGTGCATCATCTATCTGCATATCGCCACGTTTAATTCTTGCATTTACATACTGCATGAACAATTTTTTATAATCTTCATTGCTGACTGCTGCAAAGTCTGCAGTTTTAAGTGCACCTGCTGCAACGTTTAGTCCTTGTAGTATTTGTTTGTTTTCTTGCTGTGTAAGACTTGCTTGTCCACTTAGGTCTTTGTAGGTTGCATCATCAACCCATACTGCGCTGGTTTTGTTTAGACCGCTTACGTCTGCACCAAAACTTGCCTGCATTTCTGGTATACTATCACCTGTGTAGGTTGTATGGAATATAATGCCTAACTTACTAGCACCGATACGTTTACCTAGATCACTGTTTTTAGGCACAGCATATGTAACAGTGTTAGGGCCAAATGTCCAACTCTCTTCACCATCTATTGTTGCTGTTTGCAGGTCATCTGCAGTATACATCATGTCGCCTTGTACGACATTTTTTATACCTAACTTGCCTAATTCATTAAATGCTAGTGCTAATTTGTCTTTTAGGTTGCCTTCATATTGTGCTAAATCTGCTGTGCCTTTTACAAACTTTGGTGTTGTATTAAATACACCCTTAGTGCCAACAAAGAACTTGCCGTCTGCAGGATCAATGCCTGCAATGATTGCAGGAGCACCGTCCCACTTTACAGTTAAGTTACCACTGTCGCCGCCATTCTCCAGCATGTCACGCACACTGTTAATATATTGTAGCGCACTCTGCGCACCAGGCTTGCCTTGAAGAAATACTAGATCTTCAATATGCTCTAGGTGAGTATTTTTACCTTCAGCAGCTTCGGCTACTATTTCTCTGAAGCGCATTTGCTTTCGTTGACTTTCCGAATACCTCGCACAAACTTACGACTGTCCTGATGACGAATACTGTTTAGCAAGCGGCGTTCTAAATCCCCTGCAGTCTCAGCGTCATAATGCTTGTGCATTTCATTAATAAGATTGATTGCGCTCTCTATTACGTTAGTTGCTCGACTTTCCATTACATGTTGTCTATCTTTATCAACAATCATGCTGTTTAGTTCGTGTAGTATACTACGGGTCTGTTTACGCATGGTTTTTATCCTATCGTTTTTAGTATTTATCGGTTAAATACAACATTACATTATTGTAACTTGGAGGAGGAACAATGTCAAGTATAGAAAACCCTGGGTTGCACTTTGCAACTCTGGCTAAAGTAGCCTATTTAACACAAGCAGACAGCAAGCCCGCAATACACACACTTGGTTATACTAAAAGTGTACTTGTAGATCACAAAGGTGCAGAGTGTTTGATTGTGGAAAACAGTGAGCGTGTTGTTCTTGCATTTAGAGGTACAGAGCCAACTGAGTTTAGTGATATCAAAGCAGACTTAAAAGCGTGGAAGCGCAAGAGTAAAACCTGGGGCATGGTGCATGCAGGATTTTATGAATACCTAAATCGTATTTGGGAACAGGTAGAGGCATACATTAGTACACCTGCTCGCAAGAAAAAAGCACTTTACATTTGTGGACACAGTTTAGGTGGTGCAATGGCAGCACTAGCAGCAAGTCGTTTACAGGATCGTGTTGTTGCTTGTTATACATATGGTCAACCTCGTGTAGGCGGGCGTGTATGGGCTGCTAAATGCACGTTTGAACACCATAGATATGTAAACAACAATGACATTGTTCCTCGTGTTCCATTTGCCGTCATAGGATTCCGTCACAGAGGCGAACTGCACTACATCAACTACTATGGTTACATTCGCAAGATGACACCATGGCAGGTCTTTAAAGATGGATGGCGTGGTCGTTTTCGTGCTTGGAGTAAGCGTGAGTTCTTTGATGGTGCAAGAGATCACAGCATGGATTTATACGAAGCAAAGATTGCTAAAAATTAAATCCATAGTCTCGTCTATCTATACCTTTAAGTGCGTCTTGACGATCTAGTTCCTGGATCGTCTTTTCGCTTATCGGCGCTGATGCGGCAAAGTGTTTAGGAAATATACATTCGTTAATGATATAAGGCAATCCTTGACTATCAAACCAGTCTATTGTTTGTTGTTTATAGGGCAAGTTAATGTTTGTTAGTGTATAACTTACACTTAAATTACAGTCTAATTGCTTAAAATTGGCTAAGTTCTCTTGAAGTTTATTCCACTTTAAGGGCCAACGTTGATATTCAAATATAGGTCCAACTCCGTCAATACTCATACAGATAACCAAGTTCTTAAACTCTTTTAACAAGTTTAATAGTTGAGGTTTTATATCCACACTGCCATTAGTAACAATACTAACCACACAGTCACGGTTAAGTTTTTCTAATATGTCTACATATTTTTGTTCAAGCAAAGGTTCACCGCCAACAAACTCAACATACTTTGCTGTTGCAAAATCTATGTCTATGTCATGCACTACACGTTTATTGTGGTCTTTTAACAGACTTTGCCATTTACTACTTGCTTCCGGACCGCACATAATGCATGCTCCGTTACAAACGTTACTACTGTTAATCTGATACATTGTAGGATTATAGTTGGTAGGCCCGGACATTAGCTGTTCGCGAATACCTTTGGTAGTGTCGCACATTAGTTGCAGATTTTCAATAGTCATATCATACAATACATCTGCAAGTGTATTTTGTTGTTGTCTACGACTTTGTTGACCTTGTGCTTCTGCACGCCAGCACTTACTGCAAGCAGAACTTTTAACATCATTTAGTAAATCATATCTAATTTGATCTATGTCATATGATTGCTCTAACCAACAGCATATTTTGTTTTCACCAGTATTAAATAGATCTTTACCTAGCCATGGCATAACACAAAATGTATCACTCACTTTTCAATCCTGCTAACATATCTTTAAGTTTGCTACTCTGTACACTTGCAGTTGGAGTGGCAACATTGTCACTTGCTTCTACAACTCCATTGCTTTTAATACGGTTCATAATGTTACTGCCTGTGGTTTGTTGCGGAGCATCTTCGTCCTCGCCCAAGTCTGTAATACGCAGGCTTTCCAAGTTAAAGCCAAGATCAATCTTTTGACCAACACCGCTACTACTTCTAGTTTTCATCAACTGTATCTGATAGCGTCCACGCTCACGCATTGCACGGCTAGTAAAGATGCCAAACACATTATCCGCTGTGTTAATTTTACTAAGTCCACCTGAGATATGACTGTGATCAAACTCTATTTCATCAACTGCACCTCTGTTCAACTGACTTGCTGTTACAAACACACAGTTAAGTTCTTTAGCCAAGTTACGCAGTTCTTCACTCACATACTTGTCTTTAACAAACAAATCACTTGGACTAACTTTAGCACTAACTGGCATAAGCAAATCCAAATAGTCAATAAGTAGGAAGTCTACACGCCAGCCATTTTTAATCTGCAGTTCTTTCAAGTATGCTCTAACATCATTTACATTGCTTTGTGCTGGCATATATTTGATCTGCAAGTTGCCTGCTTTCTTGCCCACCATCTTAACTTTCATCTCAACAGTGTCCAAGTCTTTGAAAACTTCCTTAGTACTTACGTTTGTAAGCATACTGTCAATACGCATAGCACTAAGTCCTTCACTAAGTTCCAAACTCAAGTATACGCCGTTTAGTCCTTGTGTTACCCAGTTGACTGCTAGGTTCTGCATAAACAAACTCTTACCTGATCCTGATCCACCTGCAAAAATATTGAGTTCACCTTTGTTCATGCCGCCAAACAGTTTACGATCCATAGCGGGCCAGCCTGTGCTGATCTGTCCGTTATTATCCTTGAGAGCCATAAGTCTTGCTCTAGGATCTTCAAAGTAGTTTGTGCCCATGTCTTTTGTAAGACTGATCTGCACTGCATCTTTGATGATCTTTTCAACTGGCTCATATTCGCCCTTCTCAAGTAAGTCTGCACTCTTGAGAATAGCTCTTTCTAGTTCCTGCCGCTTGGTGAATCCTTCAAACTCTGCGAGGAACCAATCATTGTGACTTTCTGTAATCTCTGGAACAGGCTTTAGTTCAACACCTGTTACTGCCCTAATCTGTTCATGTGTGGGAAGTGCGCCATGATCATCGCTGTGCTGTTTAACGAACACTGCAGTATCATGTAAACTGCGATCAAAGTTATCCACGTTATAGATGTTTTGCACACGCACAAAGTTCTGTGCATCATGCAGCATCATTTCCAAAAATAACTTTTGTAAGTCTACTGTATATTCTTTAGACAAGACGTTTCCTCATTAGATTAATTTTTAAACTCATTGTTTGTTTCGCATCAATGATACTTTTTAATGTAAACAGTTTACCATATCGCACAACTGCATCATTAATGTCTTTTACATCAGTTTCCCATTCAGGAAAACTAACACTCCATCCATATTCAAGTGCATCGTCAATTAGTTTTTGTCCTGCACTGTCTCTATCTGGTACTAGTATAACTTCTCTAGCAAGTGTGTCAATAATTTCTGCTTGTGTTTCACTAGCGTTGTTACTTAGTATGCCAACGCCGCCAATACACATTGCATCTAGTATGCCTTCTGTTACAATTACAAACTTTGCGTTGGGTAATTGATCGTCCATTCCATACACATATCCAGTATCGTAACTGTTGTGATATTTTGGTTTGCTGTTTTCATCAGTTGTTCTTGCAGTGTACCCAATTAGTTTATTTTTATATGTGCAAGGAATAATAAAACGCTTCCACATACCTGCAGGCTTAGTGTTACTGTATAACAGTCTTGTGCTGTCTAGTCCTCTTAGTGCTACATAGTCCTGTATGTTTTGCGGAGCATCTGCTAATGTTACTGCGTTATCAGGCAAAGATCTAGGTTTAAATTTTATTTCAAACTTTTCTTCATCAACACTGTCAACAACTACTGTGTCTTTGATACGCAGTGCTTCAATGTTAAGCATGCTGCGAGTGTTTTCATCCACGTTTAACCACGTTAATAGTTTGCGCATCTTAAAACTAATGTGTCTGCCTGGTTGCCATCCTGTTTTAAAGTTGCAGTTAAAGCAATGATAACTTATTGCTTCACCATTTGCAATAACGCCGCCTCTGCTACGCTTGTCCATGCTCTCGCCGTTGTGATGACAGCACACAGCATTAAACGAAATCCACCCGTTAGTGGTACGCTTTTGCTTGCCTGGTAAGGCATCAATTACTGCTTGCTGGATACTATTCATAACTTTTATATTATACGTTCTTTTGCAAAATTATGCAACCTAATTGTGAAATATTCATGCCCTAGTTCGTTGGGATGTCCTCCACTTGCAAACAAATCCAATCTATCATCGCTCTGCTGCGCATCTTTAAGCATTGACTCCATTGTTAGTCCGTCTAGGAAATAGTTGTTGTATTTTGCAGGAGTGTGCGCACCTAGCGCATTGAACTGTAGTATAGGTATGTTGTGTAGATTACATACACTGTTCACAAATAATTTTGCTGCATCGGTCCAGTATTTGTGATCAACATTGCTGATAATCCAATCCTTGCGACTGTGTAAAAACTTTTCATCATTTCTTACTGTGCTGTTATGTGTCCAAGTTTCGTCTAACCAACTAAATCTTGGTAAAGCAGTCCAAGCAACACACACTACTACACGCTCGTCAGGATTTCTATAATTATTAAACCAGTCAGCAAACTGGTATTGCATTGCATAATTACTATTACCTGGTTCCGATCGATTATCATATTCGCAGTTGAAATATTCTGCTAATAAACCTAGCCAACAATGAGATTTTCTCCACGGAATATTTCTGTAGTGTATATCCCTATTATAGGATTCACTAGTGGCATTGTAAAGGCCATCTAGTGCTGGATCTACTAGTTCAGCACCATAGGTAAAACTACAGCCAAAGCCAACTAACTTCACGGTCTATATAATACTTGACTCAATGTTCCTGATGTAGTGGTACGCTTAAAACGCACTGCACTGTATACGCCAGTAAAGTTAATGTAAGCGTTATCAGTTTGTGCAGTATAGTTTGTTGTTGAGATAGTTGTAAAATCAGCGTTTTGAATACTATTACTTGGATTAATTGAGCCCTGTATCTCCAGGGTGCCTGTGAACGCACTGCTAAAATAAACCTGTGCAGTGTGTTGTGCTGTGTTGCGATTTACATAAGGTGCAATACTAATAGTACTACCTGTGTCACCGCTGCCAAAATCTTCTGTTGTGCTTGCTGTGAATGGAGGATAAACACCTTCATCAATTTCTAATACACCGTTTGCGCTGTAGTTGTCGTCTGCATATGCTGGTGCAGTTCTGCCTTCTGGATTGGTAACCTTTAGTCCATAACTGTAAAACTTACTGTCTAGGTTAAGCAAATCACTTTCAGTAATACTTGCTTCAAATAAACCTTTGCGCGGATCAATTGCTACAAGCGCACGTTCAACATATGCAACACCATTTTCTTTGTCAAGTATAACAATACTTGCACTATGGTCTGTCATGTTAACTCGTTTTTGATCACGATTTTTAAATTCTATTCGTACATAGTTGTCAATGCCTCTATATACTTTTACATTTGGTGTATAAAACATACTCATGAGGTTGCTAACTCCTGTATCAGTAATAACTGCAGTGTGTTTTTGGGCGTATAAATATCCAGTAGTAACAGTCATACAGTATTTATCGAAAGTGTTTAATGCCGCCTCTAGCAGAAGAAATATTTGAAAAATATCCGTTTTTGAGTCTAGTAACTTATGGTGGTGCTGAGTATGTAGGAATAGTACAGAATCAAGACGACACTGTATTAAGCATGTATGACTATAGCAAGATTCCGGACAATCTCAAAGCAAGTTTTTTAGAACTAGGTGATGTATGGTGGTGGGAATCAAATAGAATGATTCCTATCAATCTATTTCTCAAAAAAGATTTTGCACAGTTTGCCAGTATATTAATTACATTTAACATTCGAGATACAGAAGTTGTCAAAGGTCCTAGTGTAAGTATTGCTGAACTAGCAAAAAAGCGTAGTAAAAGACGCAATATTCAATTGGTAAAGAAAGTAAAATGATGGAATTCTTTACAGTGCTTATGATCAAACACTTTATAGTTGATCTAGGCATGCAACAATATCTAGGACCTAGAGCCAAGCACGAATGGCTAGGTGATGGACACACACATTACCTACATCATGGAATAACAACAATGTTTGTTGCACTGTGGTTTGCACCAGAGATTGCAGTAGTTTTGGGTATACTTGACTATGTTATACACTGGCACATTGACTGGGGCAAGCATCATTTAAATAGATATCTTAAATGTGAGGCTAGAAGTGTTACATGGTGGTGGACCAATGTGCTAGACCAGTGCTTGCATGTGCTAACTTATTATGCGCTAGTGGCGTGTAGTGCCGCCGTCATTGTTTGAAATAGCATAATCATTAACATCTAAATCATCAGCAAGTGTGTTGGCTACATGTGCAAGCATTTGCTTGATCTGTTCATCTTCTAAAAATGTTTTATACAATACTAGGCTGTGCTTTAGCAGCATAGTAGCCACATACATAAAATCTTCGTCTGTGGTTAACTGTGTTTGTATGTGTGCTACTAGTGCATTTTGTATATCTTGCATGCGTTGTGTGTCGTTAGCCATTTATTTCCTCCAATATATTCATATGCACTGCTACTAGTTGTGCGTATGCTACACTGTGACTTTTCTTAAAACTATAACTGTCCAAGCCTGCTTTATCCCAAACAGTTTGTGCAACCTCTGCCCAAGTTTTGCCTATCAAGTGTCTTTTACCAGGACGAATAACAGCAAGAAACATTGCCATACGAGGTATGCTTGTAATGTCCTCAGGCATCTTTGCCATTGTTTCATAGTGTTTGCCTACATGTATAAGTTGTTCAAAGAACGCTTTGTCATGCAGTTTACTCCAGTTGGGCTCACGCATAAGTTCTACTAGATGCAGTTCATTGCGCACATGCGAGTACACACCAACATTTAGCAAGTCTAGTTTAAAGTATCCAAGTTCTTCTGCTCGCTTGTGGCCCAGTGTCGCAAGTCCATCATGTGCTTGTGGAATACGGTTAAAGTAAACACCTGTATTGTGCTTGTTTCCATTTTCAAGTCTAGCACCAACACCTTGCACATATTTTAACAACTGTGTGCGGTCAGCAAAGTCAATGTCTACATCTGGCATATCAAACATTATAGTCCTGCTTCCTTTAGTATATGTTTTACCCATTCTGTGTCTGCAAAGTAATCCACGAACCTACGCTTCCAATAGTCTGGATCAATATATGGAAAGATCATTTCAATCTGCTCTGTGCTTAGTTTGTCCAGTGCTGCTTGTCCACTAGCACAGTTAAAAATAATCCAAGCACTGATGCGTCCTGTTGTGATATGTTGTACAAGAACATTAGTATTCACATAGTTAAAGTAATGGTTGAATACACTGTCCTTTTCTTCTGCCCAAGTTTCCATGGTTTTAATACTGCGCTCCAGTGCATCCTGCGTTGCTTCTTTGCGCAAGTGATCAAACAAGTATTCCTGATACACAGCATCTTTACACCAGTAGTCCAGTTTCTTATTGCTCTTGATAACCCAGTCAATAAACTTTGCAGTGTTGATTGCACGAATAGCAACCATGTGTCTGCCAAACTTTACAAATGCATTATAGTATGCACTGTCACTGAAGTCTTTGTATGTCTTAAACTTTGCACTGCCTTGTGTAAGTTCATAGAAACGCAAATAAGCAGTCATACCCAATTTGACACCCGCTTCGTTCTCTTGCTGTGCTCTGCGCTTTGGCTCGCACAAATGCGCCACAAGAGTACTTTCCTTGCGATAACCTTTGCCACAGTATTGGCATGTGTAGTCTTTGGTTTCCATACTATAATTAATTATAGCATCTTTTATGACGCTTGTAAAGTCATTCATTTATAGACTGCCATTTATGATAGAGATATTTTGCATAAAATTCATGGCCTGGTCCTGTTTGATGTCCCATCCATCCATGTTTTTCAAAGTTAAAAGGAATGTAGTTTTCTTGTTCCATTAAACTATGAAAACTATCACTGAAAAAATTAATAATCCGTGGTCGCTTTTCCACTTCGTGTATCCATTGTTTACCAAACTCATAGTCTAAATCATAATTATAATCGAATGCTAAATTATGAATTATAAAATCTACATTATGAAATAATAAAAAGTCATGTAGCATAACAAGTTTACTAAGAGTTTGGTATTCTAAAAAAGGATATTCAAACCATTTTATAAATTGTTTTGCAAAATTTTTATCTGTGTCAACAAAATTATTAATGCGAACAGTTTCAACTTCTTTTTCACTTTGCATACTTAGATATGGATATTTAAAGTCAACAACTTCGCCAGTTGATGTATCAAATCTTTGTGTATGTCCTATACCAATCATATAACAAGTATTTTTGTTTGATAAAACGTGTCTTTGTGCAGAACGTATAATTTTATCTATACTTTTTCCTGAATGTCCATAGTTTTCCATTTCACAACCCATAAGTTTTGCAAGATGATAGCCCATTGGCTCTCCAATATCATTGGTAGATACACTCCAACTATCTCCATCACAGTATAATTTCATGCATCACCATATAACTTTGCTATTGCTTTTAGGTCCTTGTCTGTGTACATTTCACACAGCATATCCAGTTCGTCACTTTTTGCATGTGGATGTAGTCGCTCTACATCTTTACGGCGCTTGCTGCTATTGTTCTTGTCTTTCTTTTTGTGTCCAACCCACTGATGAAACTGTGTGCCCATACCTGGACTTACTGTACATAGCAACTGCCACACAAGTTTAGGATGTTTTGCTAATTCAAAGTATGTCTTATTAACACGCTGATTACCAGCCATCAAATAGTATGCTTGTAGTTCACTGCTACCTTTAACCAAACTTACATAACGGTTTAGCAAGAATGGTGCTACTTGCTTTTGATGCTCTGGTGTAAGACCATCATAGAACGCATAGTCTTTGCGATCTATTGCAGCAAGTACTGTGTTTAGTGGTAACTTGTCAGTCAAATCTAACTCCATGTGTATCTATTACATCACTAAATGATAACACAAACATGCGGGCATCGTCAAGTGTTTCAAACTCCAGCACTATAATATCATCCATACTTTCTATTTTATGCTCTGTGTCTGTACGGTGTTCTAAGTAACGCTTAACACGATCTATTAAATTCTTAGCCATTGTTCCATGCTTTACTGCAGTGTGAAAGTCTAACAAATGACTAAACTCAAAGCGTCTATAGTCTGTGCGTGTTATCCTACCTGGAGTAACCATACCAGGACGCCAAGGCATGTCACCACGCTTTGTCAATGCTAACAATCTCGTTTTGTTTGTTGATTTCTTTGGCACAGAATACACAACGAGGATTCTCTACACCTGTTTCAATTGGAATAGCAAGTATTTGTCCCTGTTTTAGTTTAGGGAAGAACCATTTAACATCGCTGTAAATGTCTACAATATTCACTGGCAAGTAATCGTGTCTAAAGTCTCCCAAGGGATTAAACACAAATGCATCAAACCCACGATCATTTAGACTACTAAAGTTAATCATCTCTAGGTCGCCAATGTCTCTGTCACCAATAAGGATTTTCCAATCCACTGGCATGCGAATCATATTACCGCCAACATCGAGCACCACTGCTGGACTGTTAAAACTTTCTAGAAAGATAAGCGGTATGAAAAAGTAATCTGGATCAGCAGGATTACTGTTGTCCAGTATTGCAAAACGAAGATCATCTACTTCATCTGGTATATCATTCATTTCATACGCAGTGTTTTCCAGTGTTAGAATTCGCATTAGTATACCTCTACAATTTTATCGGCAATGCCGTATTTCTTTGCTTCCTCTGCACTTAGCCAAACATCCTCTGCAGGAAGCAATACTTCGCGAATCTTCTTTTCAGTCAAGCCTGTGCATTTTTTATAGTGTTCCAGCATACGCTCACTGCTAAGTTCAAACTCACGCATTGTAGCAAACAGTTCATGTTCTTTACCACGTGATCCCCAACTGTATTGGTGTGATAAGATACTTGTATTAGGTGTAACAACACGGCGACCTTTTGTGCCAGCCATAAATGTAAGGATGCCACAACTTGCAATAAGTCCTAGTCCAACAGTACGAATAGGAATCTTACTGCCCTTCATAGTATCAATAAGTGCAAATGCAGCATGCACACTACCACCTGGGCTATTAATAATAAGTGTAAGTTCTTTAGGACGCTGACTGGCTGGTAGCATATTCTGTTCAATAATCCAAGTCACAAACGGTGCTGTGCTTTTATTGTTGAACTGCTCATAAAAATAAGCAACTCCTGTGTTATACATTGTTTCGCCTAGTTTGGGCAAGCCGTTAGGTTGTTCACTCATGTTAATTCCAATCCGCTTTCTCTACTGTAAATGGATAGTTTGCATCTTTATAAAATGCTTTTCTTTTTGTTAAATGTCTTTTAGCGTATTTCGCTGTACTAGTTATGTCCCAGATTTGAACAAAGTCTTTATCTTCCGCTTTACGAATTCCACGCCCAATACTTTGGATAACGCGAACAAAACTTTTACCGGGCTCAACAAGCACAAGATTAAAAATGCGAGGAATATTGATGCCCACAGCCGCAACCCCGTAGGTCGCGATGATAACCTTTCCTGTAGCAGTTGATACCTCGTCATATTCTGCTTTTCTGTCTGCACCTTTTGTACTCCCTGATACAAATACACTGTCTGGTATGCGACTTGCTAGTTCATTGCCTGCTGCAATGCGGTCAACTAGTATAAGTGTATTGCCTGTGTCTTTAATACTGTCACACAAGCCTGCAATATAGTCCAGTCTATGCTTGTCCTCTAACAAGTATTTAAGCTCGCTTTGATAGTTTGTGTGTACTACTGTGTCAATCATTTGCACAACATTCACATGACACTGTGCAAGCACACCTTTGTCCTGCAGTTCCTTTGCACTGATCTGATTGATAACAGGACCAATGCTGCACACAATGCCCACGCTCTCAAACTTCTCTTTGGGTACTGTTCCAGTTAGTCCCCAGCGTATAGGTATATGGCTCATTACGCCCGTTAGCAGGGCCGTTAGTGCGTCTGCTTTAGCCATATGCACCTCATCCACCATGATACACACTACATCCTCTAAAAACTCACCAATGCTTATAGGTGCTACTGCATTCTTTGTGTTCTTTAGTAGTATGTTTAGACTTTGCCATGTACAGATAGTGTGTGTCCTGCCAAACTCTTTACGGTCACCATAGTACACGCCAACATCCAATCCCATGTTAACATAGTCTTCTTCTGTTTGTGTTACTAGGCTTTTGTTAGGAACAATGACTACACTACGTCCATAGTTCTCAACACTCTTGCTCAGTGCCGCAGTCATCAGTGTTTTGCCTGCACCCGTTGCAATTTCTTGTAGACTTTGTGGATTAGTTAAAAAGTTATTGATTGTTTCAATTTGATAGTCACGCAACACAATAGGTTGCCCTGCCATTGGATGCCCCTTGGGCCATACTGTATCTGCAAATGTATTTTCATCTACAGGCTCTAACACAAACTCGCACTGATAATCGCGAGTGTCATTTAGTGTTATGTCATAGCCTTGTGCTACTAGCACAG